GAACTGACAAAGACGGTAAAAACTCAGACGGTGTTCCAACATACGATGAGTTCTATGCAGACAATTATAAAGCATACCGTCAAAACGCATACCCTAGTGTAGACGAGCTAATGGTAGCTCTGTGGGAGAAAGAGGTAGAAGGTCGTGCAACTGATGCAGATGCTCTCGAAGTAAAGCGTCAAGCAGTTAAAACAAAATACCCTGCTCCTGAGTAAATAAAGTGGAAATAGATGCGAAGTTGATAATAACCGTAGGTGGTATGCTGATTAGTATTGTCTCGGCAGCCACCATAGTGAAACAGAAGTTAGCTTCGGTTATAGAACAACTAAACGATATTAAATCTGATTATGAATCTAGATTAAGAGATTTAGATAAACGTACAGATAGACAAGAAAACGCTATTGATCTTAACGCACAAAAAACTCACGTTCTTTCTTCAATTATGTCACCAGAAAGACTTGAGAAAAACAATAGAGAACTTGAGAAAATACTTGTTATGGCTCACACTAATGGTGATCGTATAACAAAACTTGAAAAAATGCATAACGGAAAACATCCACCAGTAGAGAGTGTTTAAACATGATTACATTACTTGGTAGTTTATTAGGGTTTGTTACTTCTACGGGACCCTCTATATTTAAAACATTTATGGATCAGAAACAAGATGCTAGGGATAAAGAGCATGAGCTTAAGATTATGGCTCAACAATCTCAAGATAGGTTAGACGAAGCTATTGTACAAAGCACAGGTGAGTTAAACGTACAGGTACAAAAGAGTTCCCAAGCAGATAGTAAAAGATCAAGCCAGTGGGTAGTAAACCTATCTGCTACGGTAAGACCTTTGATTACATATTTCTTTTTCTTTGAGTTTGTTTTGTTAACAATACTATCAGCATTTGACATGATTAGTGTCGAACTGTTTAAACTACTTTGGTCCACAGAAATCTCTGGTATATTTTCTGTAATAGTTTCGTTTTGGTTTGGTCAACGTTTAGTATCTAAGTGGACTAAATGATTAACGAAAGAAGTCTTGACTTAATAAAAGACTTTGAAGGTTTTTCTTCCAAGACCTACAAAGATGTAGCAGGTATTTGGACAATAGGTTTTGGTTCTATATATGGATTTGATCACAAACGTATTACAAAGGACCACAGAGACATTACAAAAGAAGAAGCTACTGTATTGATGGAAAATCATCTTAAGTCCACTGAAGACAGAGTAGCACGTTTAGTTAACGTACCTTTAACGGAAAACCAATATGGAGCTTTGTGTAGCTTCTCATACAATGTAGGCACAGGAGCTTTCCAACGATCTACAGCAAGAATGAAGCTTAACCGTGAAAATTATCAAGGTTGTGCTGATGAGTTTTTAAAATGGAAGTACGCTAGAAAAAGAGTTATAGCTGGTCTTCTAAGGAGAAGAGAAGCGGAACGAGAATTATTCTTAAGCGAGGATGACTAAATGAGTTATAGAACAGTAATTGATAAGGTGTTAAGAAGATTACGAGAGGACACTATAGATGCTGATTGGACAGGAGTTTTAACATCAGCTTCTAGTGTGGATGATTATCAAAAACTTATTGGAGAATTAGTAAACGAAACTAAAGACTTAGTAGAGGATGCTTGGAACTGGGGTATTTTAAGGACATTAGAAACAGTTACTACTTCAGCCTCTACAGAATCTTATAACATGTCTAATTTAAATAACAGGTCTAGAGTGCTACAAGTTATTGATACAACTAATGATGCACAGCTTACTCAAATAAGTGATTCAGATTTTTATAACCTTAGTCTTATAGGAACTACTCAAACAGGAGTACCTTCTTATTTTAGATTAAACGATAACGATATTTCTTTTTGGCCTATTCCGGCTGCAACATACACCATTAAAGTTCACGCTGTTCAACCCGAAGCAGATAAAACTCTGGCAGCAGATACAATAAAAGTACCTGAGAATTTAATTGTATTAGGTACGTATTCTTTAGCTTTGGCTGAAAGAGGTGAAGACGGTGGAACTGCTACAGATGTTGCAGTAAGTAGATTTGCAGATGCGTTATCAGATTCGATTGCTCAAGATCAATCTAGAACAGTAGATGAGACAACTTGGTATGCCAGTTAAACCAACTAGACCAGTAGTCCTAAAGGGGTTAGGAGATGCAGGGTTAAACACTCAGGCAGAAGACTCTACATTAGGACCACAGTGGCTTACAGAAGCAAATAATGTTGTCTATGACCTTGAGGGTCGAATGGGGCCAAGAAAAGGTTCTAAACAAGTAGGCAAAATACTAGCTTCTCCTGTAAAGTCTTTAGGTGAGTTTGTTAAATCAGACCGTACTAGAGAATACTACGGGGGTTCTGGAGCTACTATAGTAAAACTAGATACATCTACAACACCTCACGGACTTACGACACAAAGTTTTGCAGGATCACCTCAGACCATAACTGATTCTAATTGGCAATGGATTAATTTTAATGATCAGTTTTGGGGTGTACAATCAGGACACATGCCTATTAACTATAGTGGTTCTGCTTGGACAGATATAGATGACTTAGGAAGTTATCAAGCACCTGCTGGTGTTACTACTTTTGATCCCTCATGTGCTTTAGGTGAGTTTGGTAGAATATGGTATGGGGGTGTTACTGAAGATAAAGGAACTGTGTTTTACTCAGACAACTTAATTGGTCAAAAATTACAGGGTGGGGCTTCTGGTTCTATTGATCTTAAAACTGTTTGGGGTAATGATGAAATTATTGCCTTAGGTGCGTTAGAAGATAAGTTAGTAGTTTTTGGTAAACAAAACATTGTTATTTTTAAAAGTGCTTCAGTACCCACAAGCATATCATTAGACGAGATTATAATAGGAACTGGTTTAGCTGGTAGAGATAACCTTGTTTACGTAGGAACTGAGTTACTATTTTTAAGTTTTGAAGGGTTAACTGCCTTATCTCGTCTTACTCAACAAGACGGTAAAGCTCCTGTAGAAACTGTTTCTATTGCAGTAAGAAATGATTTGAGTAGGATAATAAGTACTGCTGACTTAAGTCAGGTTAAAAGTTGTTATCACCAAACAGATGGTTTTGTTGTTACATTTATACCTAGTAGTAACATTGCTTATTATTTTGATTTTTCTAGAGGTGTTAAAACAGTACCTAGAATAACAACATGGACATTTACAAGTAACCCTTATACGGCTGTAAGTACATTAGACGGTAAGTTATACATGGGTACGTCTACTTCTGTAGCTGAGTATACTGGATATAATGATATTGTTCTTAGTAATGTAACTGGTTCTTTTGGAAACGAAAGTGCGTGTGAAACAGCAGGACATACTTTTCAAGGCGGTGTTTGTTATAGTACTGTAAAAAGTGATTATAACTGGCAATTCCAAAGTACTTGGTTAGACCTTGGAGATCAAGTATTTTCTAAAATAATTAAAAGTGGTTTAATGATAATAACTGGTGGTCAAAATAGTGCAGCAACTATTACAATAGCTAAGGACTATGAAGAGGACTCTACTTATTCTAAAACATTTACTTTAGTTTCAGATGCAATAACATTTTTATACGGAAGTTCTTCTTCTTTATACGGCAAAGCTAAGTATGCTCCAATAGCAGGTCCTAGGGAATATAAAGTTCCTTTGGCTAGAACAGGTAAAAATATAAGAATTAAAATGGTAGTAGAAGTTAACGGTCATCACTCAAGTTTAATCAATACAACACTCTTGACAAAACAAGGTAAAATAAGGTAAAATATAGGTAAGCAAAGGGAATATTATGGCAAGTTTTTTTGACGGTTTAGGTTCAGCATTATTAGGAGGAGGTCTTTCTTTCTTAGGTGCTAGAGAGCAACAAAAAGCAATTCAAAGAGCAGCGGAACAACAAGCATCATCTATTAATCAAGCAGCAGATAGAACCATAGAAGCTGGTCAGCCTTTTGGTGTTGGAAGTATAGGAGGAACAGCAGAGTTTGATACTGATAGTCAAACAGCACTTCTTAACCTATCTCCAGAACTACAAGATATTTACCAAGGTGCTTTAAGCAGAAGTGGTCTATTTGGTGAACAGCTTCTTCCCTTAGCTACCGATCCATTTGGGGCTGCTGATGTATTTTACGAACAACAACAACCATTTTTCCAAAGAGATGAAGATAGGTTGCGTAGAGATTTAGAGACTAGACTTCTTGCTCAGGGACGCTTAGGTTCCACAGGTGGTAGAGAAGACATGGGTGCTTTGGAAGAAGCAATACTAAGAAGCCAAAATCAAAGACGTACTCAATCATTTGGACAAGCTCAAACTCTTATTGATAGTTTACTTGGTAGAGAAACAGGTGATATTTCTACTGCTACTGGACTTCTTAATATTCCACTACAGCAAGCTAATTTAGGTAGAGGTATCGGAGGTGACTTAGGAAGGTTAGCATCTTCAGGTCTTCAAGCAAGAACAGGGGCAGCACAAAACTTAGGTAATGTTACAGCAGCTATGGGCAGTACAGCAGGTAATGCTCTTGGTTCCCTAGGCGGTTTATTTACTCAAAGAAGTCAGCAGGTAACATAATGGCAATATCTCAAGAGTTAGCATCACTCCCTCCCTTCCTACAAAGGTTTCTTATTGACAGAGGAGCAGTAGTTGATCCTGATGCAGTTGTTCCTGTTTCACCTTCAGTAGCACCTTTGTTACCTGCCTTACCTCCAAGAAGACCACCTCTTGATGACGGTGGTAGCGGAGAAGACTACAGTTCTACTTTTGGTGATATAGCTTCAACTAGCGGTTCTTTCAGTCCCTCAATAAATAGTGATGCGTTTACCCGTGGTTTTTCTCGATTAGCTGAAGTACCGGAACAAATAGCCACAGGAATATCAGACACAGTTTCTAGTTTTGCAAGTGGAATAGAAAATATTTTTAACGGTTTAGGAGCAACTTCTGTAGATGAGTCTCCTGCTACAAGCGGTAGCAACTTTAGCCTTAGTGGTTTATTTGACATGGGTACAGGACCTTATACTGCTCCTACCGCTTTACAGCAAATAACAGGAAATCCTTTAAGCATGGGTGGTATGGGTAGAAATATGCAAGCTATAGATGCCATAGGACAAGCTAGGGGAGACAGCCCTTCTTTTATAAATGGTCGTAAAGTTGCAGCAGGTATGATGCCTGTAGCTAGTATTTTAGGATTAGGAACCACAGGGGGTTTATTTGGTATGCTTGGAGGTGGTTTAAACGCTATGGGATTTCATCACGACTATGACCCTAATGTAGACTCTAATTTATTTATGGACCCAGATCAAGGTTTAGTTGGTTTTGATAGTAAATCAGCAGGTGGTGGAGGTATGCAAGAGGGTATGCTTAACATGACAAACATGGTTGAAGATATGGTAAACAAAGGTCTTGGAGAAGAGTATATAAATACCCCACAAGGATACGTTAGAGCAAACGACTTAAATGATTACTTCAAAACTGAACGAGATGATGAGTTTGGTTACGGTCAGTTAGCTTATGATGGAACACCTTACGGATATGGACCTTCAGGATACGGAGATTCAAACACTAACGAAGCTATTGATTCTTTAAGTAACATGAGTGGTAATGCTTGGAACGAACTAGCTGGGTCTGTTTACGATCAAGGCGGTGGGTATAACGATGCTGTAGAACAAGCTCAAACAATGGCTACTGCTATGCAAGAAGCTAAAGATGAGTATCAAGGTTGGGCAGATTTTGACGATGGTTTTGGAGGTTCTGGCGATGCTGTTGGAGCATCTGATGCTGATTCAGATAGTTGGGGATCGTTTGATAGCGATGATGGGTATTTATAATGTCATTATATGAAAACATAAACAGAAGAAGACGTAAAAACATTTCTCGTACTAAAAAGAAAAGTAAGATTAGTGATGAGGACTATAAAAACATGCAAGCTGGTTTCAAGAAAAAGAAATCAAAGAAAAAAACAAGGACAAGGAAGGCATAGCTATGGCAGTCAAAGGATTATTTGGTGGACCTACACCACAGGACATTAGGCAACTAATGAACCAAGAGAATGAACTGCGTATCAGACAAGCAGGACTAGATTCTAGAGCAGGTGGTTATCAGGCTCAGTTGATGTCTCAGGCTACTGAGAGAGGCAGACAAGCACTTGGAAATCTTTTTGGTGGTGCTATGGGAGCCTTTGGTATGAAGATGCCACAGGACCCTAGGTTGTCTAGAGCAGTCAAAAGAGATAAAGACCGCACAGAAATTAATTCTATGTTACAAAAATTTACAGAGGACGATGGTAAAATTAGCGAAGCTGAACTTGAAACAGGATTTAGTGAATTAATGTCAAGAGGTTATCAAGATGAAGCTTTTAAATTTCTTCAGATGGCACAAGGAATGGCTGGTTTAGACCTTAAGAGAAGGCAAATAGCTGTGAAAGAACGTGAAGTTACTATAAAAGAAAAAGAACTTCCTGCAACATTACAAACTGCAAAGGCTAAACACTTAAATTCTTTAAAGGCAAGTAAAGACTATGATGTGGGAACTCCTGTGTATCAAAAGAAAGGAGAAGATATTATAATGATTACTCCTATTACTGATAAAACTACAGGAGTAACTTCCAAAAACGAAATAAATTTAGGGTCTTATGCTTTACTTGGAAAAAGTAAAATGACAACGGGTCAGAGAGTTGGCGAAGAAGGTCGAATTGCAAGCGTAAAACAAGCTGGTAAAAATTGGGCAACATTGAGAGGTAAAACTATAGAAACAGGGATATTATCAAGCAGAATAAAAAGTAAAATGACACAAGCTTTACAGTTACTTAAAACTATACAAACTGGTGGTTTTACAGCTAATGTTAAAAAACCCATAACAGATTTCCTTGGAAAAACTGCTGGTAATATAGGTTTATTCAATAAACTAACTTCCGATATACTCGTTAAAGAGTTAAAAAAGTTAGGAACAAGACCTACAGATGCAGATTTAAAATATATAGAAGACAAGTTAGCTACTTTAGGACAAAGTACGGAAGTTAACGTTGCTATAATTGAAGACATAATTAGGGAAATGGATAAGGATGTTAAAGCTGGTGATTGGTTAGTTACCAACACAAACCCTCAAGATATAGGAGGTCTTGATTTATTTAACAAAGCAAAAACAAATTTATTTTCGACACCAGTGGCTGAAAACAATGATCCTTTAGGAATACGTTAATGAATTTACAACAAATTAAACAGCAATATCCTCAATATAATGATTTATCTGATAAAGAGTTAGCAGATAAGCTGTATAATAGTAATTATTCAGACATGGACAGGAGTGAGTTTGATCAAAAAATAGGCTATACTCCTGCCCCTACAACACCTCAGCCACAAAAAAGTAGTATGGATCAAGTACTGGATGTTTTAAGGTCTGCTGGTGATGCCATATCTGGACTAACTGTAGAAGAAACTATTGAATATCTTAATAAAAATGGATCACTTCCCGGAGGAATTGGAGGTACTATTGCTGGAGGTATTATAGGTTTTTTATCACCTCTTCCCGGAGGTGCTTTAGTAGGATCGATTGTTGGTGGTTCTATAGGGTCTGGAGCAGGTTCTTATTATTCAGACGGAGATGTTCAGAAAGCTTTAACCGAAGCAGCCTTGTCTTTAGGAATGGACATAGCTACTTTAGGTATAGCTAGGATAGGAAAACCTTTACTTGCTGGTGCTAAAAAACTATTAAAATCAGGAGTTCCTCCCGAAGAAGTTGTTAAACGAATTGCTTCAGGAGACATGTCTAACTCTAAAATGTTACCTGATGTAGCAGAATCACAAGAAATATTACAAAAAGAAGGAATGTCTTTAACTCCTTTTCAAACAGGAATTGCTCCTAAATTTGAAATAACTAAAGAAAACATAGGAAGAACAGGTTTTTTTGGTAAGAATGTTTTTGCAAACACTCAAGAAAGAATACAAGAATTAGTTAGATCAAGGATGTCTAATATTATTGGGCAAGGTAGTGAAATAACTAATGACGTTCTTGGTAAAGGACTTATGGATGCCTTTGAAGAAGGTCGAAACGTTACTGTTAGAGAGTACGGAGATAGTTTGGGGGAAATAAGTAAAACTTTATCTAAAACAACAATAAGTTTAAACCCTTTAAAAAATTCTTTAAAGTCTTTTGTAAATAGAAAAGAAAATCTTGATGCTTTAGGAAACTCAAAGTTAGACGAAAAAACACTAGGGGTTATTGATACATTAAATAACTTAATGGGGGAAAATGTAAAGGGACCTGCTAAATTTTTACTTGATTTTGAACAAGCTGTTAATCAACAAATAGCAAAAGTATCTTCTTTTGGTCCTTCTTTTGATCCTACGGTAGCTAGAGAATTAACCTCTTTAGCAAAAAGAGTTAAAACCGTTGTGCGTACAAATATAACCAAAGTAGATAAAGAAGCTGGTTCTTCTTTTAGAAAGCTTCAGAAAGCTTATGGAGATACTTTAGAAGGTATTTATCCAAAGATAAATCAAAAGTTTATAGACGCTAATAATTCAGGTGGTTTTACAGCATTAGGTGCTATGTTTGCTCAACCCGGAAAAGTTGAAAATGTTCAAGCAGTTATGCGATCTATTGATAAAGCCTACTCTAAAATTCCTTCAAACAAATTAAACTCTATGGTTTTTTCTTCTGCAAAAGAAGCTAAACAAGCAATAGCAAGAGGGTACATACAAACAGTTATAAAAAACCCTACTAGACCTGATTTTGATTTATCAGATTATAGTAAAGTAGCAGAGACATTAAAAAATCCTACAGAAGCTAAAAAAATTAAAGCAATATTGGGTGCAAACTATTCTTCTTTTCGTAAAACTGTCAATCTAATGGCAAACGCATCTAAAAAACCAGAGTCAGGTCTTGCTACTTTGTTCTTAAGAAGTAAGGAATTTACAGCAGCGGGTGGTCTTGCTGCAGCAGGTGCTACTGGATTAATGCCAGCCAGTACAGCAGTTGTTAGCGCAGGAACTATTCTTCTTGGTCCTATATTTTTAGCAAGAGCTTCTGTAAATCCTAAATATGTGAACAAATTAATAAAAATAAATGAATTAGGAAATAAACCAGAACAAGCTGCAAAACTAGCTATGGTTTTAATAGATGATGTTGTTGACGATGCTTACGCAGAAGGCATGGGGGATGATAATATTATTAAAATGTTAAAGGGTGATTAATGGCATCTTCTTCTGACAACATTTTAAAGATGATGGCTGAGGCTAAGGAAGCCGAAACATCTAGAGCAAGAGTAGCTGGTCTTTTTGGTGAAGCAGTTGATGCAATGCCTTGGTACGATAAACTAGCTTTAGCAACTTCTCCTGTTCCAGTAGTAGGGGATATATTAGGTCTGGGAGCAGATGCAATAGGTTTTGCTAAAGAGCCTACAGCAAGAAACGCTCTTTTAGGTTTAGCTGGTTTACTTCCTTTTGTTCCTTCTGCTGGTGTTCGTAAAACTATAGCAAGAGCTATACCTAACTCTCCTAATTTTTTAGGTGGTTTTTATTCAGGCAAGGGTGGTGAATTAGGGCAAAAGGCTATGGCAGGTATAGGAGCGATAAAAGGTGTAAAAAATTTAGCAAAGGCTAGGTACTCTCCTACTGGAAGAGGTTTGTGGAGCGAAGGTCTTTCTTATGCAGATCAATTAGTTGCTAAACAAGCACTAAATGTTATAAAAAAAGCAGATCAATCTACACAAGAAGGAAGAAAAATAGCCAAACAAGCTTCTAAAAAAGCTATAGGTCAGTTTGACCAATCAACTTTAATGTCACGACAGATGGGACAACCTTCTAAATTTCACAGAATTACTGAAGGAGTAGATAATGTAGGGTTTTCCCCTAACTTTTCTGCTAATGATTACGCTTCAGTTCTAGGGGGAGTTAAAAAAACAGGGTTGAATGAAGCAGAATTAAATTCAGTTTTTAATGTAATAAAAACACTTCCTTCTATTGGGTACGATTCTACAAAAAAATACCAACTAGCGGTAAGAAGGTCTCATGCACAGGCGGGTGGGGATTTAGAAAGCCCTATTAGGTTAAATAGAAAATTATTTGGAGGCTCTACTTTAGACGATTTAAAGAAAATATTTGGGGGTGTTAAAGAAAAAGGTGTGTGGAAACACGGTAAATCAAAAAGTTTTAAAACAGACAAAGAGTTTTTAGACGCATTAGAAGCAAAAAAAATTGATGTTCAAAACCCAGAAGAAGTTTTAAAAGGGATGCCAGCAGTAGTCACTGGAAGTACAAAATCAGATTCTTACGTTTTAGGAGGAGTTAATTACATGACTTCTATTAATAAAAAAGGAAAATTAACTAGTTTTGTTAATGACGAACATGATCTTTTTAATATAAAACTACCGAAGGGTGATAGGATGTTTACTGTTTCAACCCCTATAAAAGTAAACTTACTTACTAATAAAAAACTTGTTTCTAAAGTAAATAAATCAAAACAAACAGCAACTAAAAAATCAATGAATAAATTAAAAGAATATTCTGGTGTTGATTTGTCAACCCCTGTCCCTAAAGGAGTTACCAGAGAACAGTTAAGTAGAATACAAGCAGTAGCTGATACTCCTTTTAAAAAGAATTATTCGAGAGTTATTGCTGAAGGACTGTTTACAGGAGGAAGAGCGGTAAAACCTTTTATTAGAGAAGAAGAGAGGCAATAGATGTCAGTAGAATACAGAGGAGAGAGGTTCTCAGGTTACAATAAGCCCAAGAGAACACCTAAGAAGAATAAGAAGTTCGCAGTGTTAGCTAAACAAGGTGAGCAAGTGAAGTTAGTTAGGTTTGGCGATCCTAACATGACTATAAAGAAAGACCAGCCAGCGAGAAGAAAAAGCTTTAGGGCTAGACACAGGTGTGATACTAGTCCTCCTAGTAAACTAAGTGCAAGATATTGGTCCTGTAAAAAATGGTAAAGGGAGATTACAATGGGAAGTAAAGTAGCAAAGATGAAAAGCGGTAAAGGCTATAGCAAGAAAAAGAGCAAGTCATATGCTAAAAAGAAATCATCTAAGAAAAAAATGTATGGTTACGGATGATCTTAAGACTGTTTAAACGGCTAGTAGCCAGAGAAAGATATTACTTTAGACAATTTTGGGAACACACTAAACACTACAGGGGACACTGATGTTTCAAATACTTAAAGATATACGTTGCTGGATTTTCTGGCATAAAATGGAAGAAAGTAACCCCAATAAATGTTCTAGATGTGGTCGTCTAATCTTTAGTATATTTTAACATAGTAAGCAAAGATACCGTTAGTCAGTATAGCTATGGCTACGCTGTTAACGACTATCAATGCCCTATCGTTCCAATTTATAGAAACTATTAACCAACCTAATATCCCTGCAAAATGAAAAAACAGATTGTAGGGATATATGTTTTGTGCAGTAAGTATCATCGCAAACATAAGAACAACTGATGATACCCACTTAAGTCTCCATATGTAATCTTTAGTATCACCTTGCATCAAAACACTCCTTACTACACCAAAATATCAAAGGACACGCACTGGCCCCATAAGGGTTCTCATGTCCTTTGCCACATTTGTGACAATAAAAATTAAAGTCACGTTGGTCTGCTGGTACGTAATCCATCGCACCAGCTATGCCAACTCCCTCATCTTTACTCACACTCTTTCTGACCTGTCTGTGGGTCTATGAAACAAGCTTCTGCTTTAGGCTCATCTTTAACCTCATTCAGTATACCATAACGTTTACCACTAGCTCTGAATGTAGTGATGCCTTTGCATCCCTGCTTCCAAGCATTATAATAAAGCTGTTTAAACGCATCGTAAGTTACATTGTCACCTACGTTACAGGTCTTACTGACTGCACTATCTATGTACTTAGAGGTCAAGGCAAGGACTGAGAGATGTTCTTCGGCACTAATCTCATTGGCAGTTCTACCGTTCACACCCTGTCTGTAAGCATAGTCCTCTACTCTCTGTATCTGATGACCATCAAACTCCTGTATGGTTCTGTCATAAAACAAACTAAACGGTGGTTCAATGCCAGAGCTTACGTTGTCTGCTGTGAGACTGATTGTACCTGTGGGTGCTATGGAAGTCAGGTGAGAGTTACGTATACCAAACTCTTTAATCTGATCCTGTACCCAAGGAGATAGTGTCTTAAAGAACTTACCCTCTATGTATTTATTTTTATCATAGAGTGGGAAAGAACCCTTCTCCTGAGCCAACATAGAACTAGCTGAGTAAGTATGGTCTCGAAGTGACTTAAGAACCTTAGTAGTAAACTTCATAAACTCTTCTGATCCATAAGGCATACCACACATCTCACCTGCATTGGCTAGTCCTGTAATACCTAGTCCCATCCTACGCTTGTTCTTAGCTTCTTTCTCTTGTGCTTCCAGAGGATATATAGTCCTATCAATAACATTATCCATAGCTCTGACTACATGGTGAATGTCACCAGTGAACAGACCATAATCAAACGCACTTGCTCCTACATACTTAGTCAAGTTAAAACTACCTAGCAAACAAGCACCGTAAGGAGGCAGAGGTTGCTCACCACACGGGTTTGTTGCCTCTATATTCTCACAATAGTATAAGTTATTCATCTTGTTAATGGTATCTATGAACAACACTCCCGGCTCTGCCCAATCCCATGTGCTACGCATAACCATGTCCCACAGTGCTACAGGGTCTACCTCTTCATGCACCCTACCGTCAAACCGTAGAGGGAATGGTTCTTTCTTCTCTAGGCATCTCATGAACTCATCTGTTACACCTACTGAAATGTTGAAACCAGTTAAGGCTGTACCGTTGTTCTTAGCGGTGATAAACTGTTCAATGTCTGGATGGTCTATACGTAAGACACCCATCTGCGCTCCTCTACGGTGTCCACTAGATGCTATGGTCTGACAGACAGAATCATAAATCTGCATAAAGCTAACTGCACCTGATGCCCTAGAGTCCAAAGACTTGATACGATCTCCTCTGGGACGTAGCCTACTGAAGTCATAGCCTATGCCACCGCCTCTACGCATGGTCTCTGCAGCCTCTGTAGCTCTTCCCATGATAGAGTCCATGCTGTCGTCTATAACTCCACTGACAAAGCAGTTATAAGCGGTGGTCTGTCTTGCAGCACCCATAGCGTTCTGTACCCTACCAGCAGGTAGAAACCTAAGATGCCTAAGTGCATCCTTGAAGTTCTCAAAGTGATCAGGGCTATCCTTAAGGGACTCAGCTATACGTACTACTTTACTGTAGAAGTCCTCGCCTGTCTGTCTGTACTTAACTGTGTCTATCTCTTCTGATATTGGCAATGTCATACCGTAGTGCATTTCACTCTCCATCTTTAACTTTCCCCTTTAACTTCTCTAAATACCAAATTGCTTTGCTTATGTCTTGATCAGGTTTACCTTTGTGTTTGTACCTGATTATATATTTCATTGCGTTTCCCTTAAGATACCCTAAGAAATCATCCCTAGTCATGGACATCTCTATCAGGTCAATAGCTTCAACGTCCAGCATGTTATAATGTGAAGGACTGTTTACTGGATCGTTGTTGCCATCAGGGAAAAACTTTTCTTCAGACACTTGGTTGCTCAACACTGTTCTCCTCTTTATCTTTTTTCTCAACTGGTTTAATCATTATAACACACTTGGTAGTGATGTCAACTACTTTACCACTGTTGAGATATTTATATATAAATTGAGGTGCTACCACTTTACGACATCTTTCTATATCCAAGTCAACATGGTTTTGCTGTATGTCGTACCCTAAACTACCATCGTGATACACCATTATAATTATCAAGAATAATGTCTTCATAATATTCTCCTAATTCAAAGGAGTTATGTTGTCATAACCCTCATGAGTTATCTTAGGCTTTTCCTTAAACTCACAACTTTGTAAAAGAATGTCAATAGCGTCTATAAGTAAAGGGGCGCATACGTCATCAGCATCCTTTAAATCTTTTATAAGCTTACGTACTTGCTCCATACGCACTACAAGAATGTCAGGCATCATCATAGTCATCATGTCTTCAGGATAGTCAGCCATGTTATTACTCCTCAATCTCTAAGTCAACGTCAAAAACTTCTCTAAGGTCTTCAATGTTGTGTTCTATTAAATCTCCAAATCTCTCTATCAAATCTTCGGAAGTTATGTTAAGAACCTCACACAAGTAAGAAGGTTCCGCTAAGTTAGATACTCTGTTCAAGAATTGTTTAGTTGGTAAAGGCATCTTTGATATTCTCCACAGTGTACCACTTCATGTTTTCTTTGTCACACCATTCTGCCATATTCATCTTACTTCCCTTCCTTACTTTTTTATATGGGTTGTATAATAAAAACACCAGTTGCTTTTTCTTCGGCAGACTATCCCTAATTGCTTTGTACTTCTGGATGTCTCCCACTCTAAAGTAACCTTTAGCTTCAACTAAAATCTCAAACTTACCTTTCATCCCTATGAAATCAGGAATATACATTCTATTAACTATGTAAGGTATTTGTTTTGATTCGTAACTACAGAGGTCACCCAAGACCTCTGCAATTTGAGCTTCAAACTTGTTACGATACTTCATTAGTCTTAGCTTTAGCCTTAGCAGGTTGTTTAAACGATGCCTTAGGTTCCCTTAGTAAAGCCTGTGTCATCCCTCCTGTCTGAGAAACAAAAGGACTCCCGTGTAGTTCCCAACCATCGTTAAGAAGTTTTGTTATTGTTTCTTCAAAACGATCATGTCGTGGGGTGTTGATAACTTTAAACTCTTTAGCCATTAGTATCTCCTATTGTTTGTTAAGGTTAATCTCAGGAACCTGTGGCTTATTATTTACTTGGGTCAAAAACCTTGGACCAGTAGAATAAGAAAAGGCTCTTAAGCTTGGGTAGCAATGTGCTTTGTACTGACAGTAAGAACACATAGTAGATAGTTTTACATTTCCAGAACGCCCATCTGGTACTGGAGAAGAGCATGGCGCAGGACGGTCTTCCTGCTCTACGGACTTTTTTACATGTGACACACGCTCCTCAATGTCACCTGAGTAGTACTTATACATGGGATGTTTAGTATCATCTAAGTCATACTCAAGCACCGCCAGAGTACCATTCTGTTTATCCATAGCCAACCACGCCCACTTACGGTCACCTTCTGCATGAGCATATGCTTTGATCTGATCTACATAACCGAAGTCATCATTCATTGCTAAGGTTCCGTCCTTAAACTTCTTCATACCGAAAGCAGTTGTAGACTTAACGTCAACTACAGTACCATCTATCTTACAGTCCATGTGTCCTTTAACACCACCTACTGACACTTCCTTCTGTTCATCGGTAACCTCATGCCCCGTCATACGAACAAGCATGAGAAGAAACTCTTCAATCAAATGACCATACATAAACTTGATTAAGGTGTGTGGTTGTAGTTTCTCTCCAGTGTAGTTGTTCACTGAGTACCATTGTTGTAAGTCTGGTTTGCCTATAGCAGACAGCCTTAGCTTACGTCCATCATAACGGTGATTAGAAGGTAGGAACTCTTTCTTCATTAGGTCCTTAAGTGACTCCCCGAACTTCTCTATCTCTGCTTCAGGGTCAACACCTTTAGCTGTGTTTTTATTCTTCATTAACGTATAGATGTCTTCTACTAGTGTGTCTAATGTTTTACTCATGTCATCTCCTAGTGGGTTTCAGCCCAGTTGTTTCCGATTTTATATTCCCCATCTAAGGGACATCTTAAGTTAAACTTTAGACCTGCTGACTTAATACACTCTACAGCTAACCATCCAAAATTATCTACTTGGTCTTCCCGAACTTCCGCTTGAAATTCATCGTGAATATTACCTACGAATTTATAGTCTATATTATGTAGTATCGCATACTCATTTAACAGTGTCAAGGCTTTTTTCATAATAATTGCACCAGCGGATTGTAAAAGAGTGTTTAAACTAGCGTGTGCTGATCTTATGATTAGCTTTCTTCCGTCAAGTCCTTTGAGGTATCCTCTTTGGGAACTACGCTCAACTCTTTCTCTAAGGTCTCTAAGAGACGGAGTGTTGTCGAGAAATTTTTTCTTGAGCTTTGCCCCATCTCTGCTATTGCCTCCAACAACACTTCCGATTTTAGCGTCCCCTGCTCCATATAGGAAAGCATAGATAAAAGTCTTTGCGTTGTCTCTTGTTGTAAGTCCTGCTGAGTTTTGATTAACTGTGTGTATGTCTCCATTAATAACTTCATGGGTATACTCCTTATCGTCCATGTAATGTGCCAACATCCTCAACTCTAATCCTGAAGCATCAACACCTACTAACTTGTAACCTTTAGGAACTACCCAACAACTCCGACACTCGCCACCGTAAGGTGAGTAACTCGCTGGAACCTGAGCCATATTGGGACTGCTGTGTGTCATACGTCCCGTTACAGCACCGATAGGGTTAACGTAACCATGAACTCTTCCGTCCTCTTCTACTCCTTCTAGCCATGAATCTATCTGTGCCATACGCTTCTGTACCAGTAAGTACTCAGCGATAAGAGAAGCTTCAGGTATCTTCTTGACTTTACTAAGGACTGCTTCATCGACAATTACGTTTCCCTTCTCAGTGTATGTCTCAGGCTTCCATCCGAAAAACTGTAAGTATCTTCCGATCTGTTGCCTAGAACCTAGGTTAAACTCAGGCCAATCTATTCTACTAAATGAACCAGATACAAAGCCCCTGTCGCAATCACTAAGAAACTTAAGACCCACAGTGCTGAGTCTGCCATCTTTATTGTACTTAGGCGTGATCTCTTTAACAAAAACAGGTAACGGCTTAAACTTTTCGTGTACTTCATCTTCTATCTCCATCTTTCTTTGTTTCAATCTGGCTAGTAAATCAACACACTTTCTCTGATCCAATAACCAACCATTCTCAGTCTGTTTAACGATAACTTTTTGTACTTCATGTTCCAGAGTTACACTCGTATCACCAAACTTCTCAAGTCTTTGAGTAAGTAAATCATAAACTTTATGAGTTACGTCACAATCTTGTTCACAGTACTTAATCATCTCAGGTGTTAGCTTAGTCCAATCATCATGGTCTCCCTTAGGAAACTTAAGTCTTTCTCCCCAAGCTTTGAGAGAATGTCCATCCTCTAGCTGTGGGTTATAAAGTCTAGATAAAGTCAACGTATCTATAATCTCATGCTGTTTAAACGTTACGCCTAAGAACTTCTCTACAATAGGGGAGTCGAACCCAAGAATATTGTGACCAATAATAGTATCAAATCCATCAATGTACTCCTGTATTTGTTTTGTTTCAGATAGGGGCGCAAGGAAATTCTTCTTCGTCCCCGTTTGTATGTCTTTCGTCCCGATCATCCAAACCTTTGTAACTGGAAAAGCGGTGGTTTCTATATCTAGAATAAGCTTCTTTGTCATTGATTAAAGTCTCACCCTTTCTTAACGCTATATGCTCAAGCTTGTGACAGTTACTACACAGTATAACACATTTATCTGCTTCGTCAATAACTTCCTGTTTTATTTTTCTCCACGTATGGGAGTCAAAATTCCGTTCCTTTTTCACACCTTCTGGATGATGTAGTTCTAAAAGTTCTTCTGGGTATTTTTCTCCGCAAACTTCGCAAGCGTAACCAGTTCTTTTTCTTAAATATTCTGATCTATTTACTTTACCCTTTATATCAAAACTCCTCATCTTCTACCGCCTTTACTTTAGGTTCCACACCAGCAACCATACGCCCTGTGCCTTCCTCATAGTACAACCATCCAGCGTGTCCAGTGCGTCCTGTCCTACGACACTTCACTAGCTGTACCTTAGTGGAATTTCTAGTGTACTGATCCTCAGACATCTTGTCACGACTTAGTAAGATTGTGTTAAAAGCTATCTGATTGATCGATCCTGACCCCTTCATGTCGTACTCGTTGACATCGTGTGGGTCTTTGACGTTAGGCTTCCTCATGTGTGACACGATAACAATAGATACTCCTGTCTCCTTAGCTAACTTAAGACATCTATCCATGAACTCATCTATCTGTCCATTCTCATTTGATCTGACTGCTGCATGTAAAGGGTCAAGAAGAATAACATCACAGTCATCACCCACAGCCATCCACCTCATCTTAGAGAACAACGCATCAACATCAGAGAAACCTAGGTGTTTCAGTATATGCACATTAGATTTACTTTTGAAGTCATCGTAGAAGTCACGGTATAAAGAGTTATCCCTAGTTTCTGATGGGACTATACTAATGTTCTCACCACTATGTAACGATACAATCTTCTCAATGGTCTCACCTAGGTCTGACTCTAACAACACTGCACCAATCTTTTTATTTGATTGTAACACCATGTCGTAAAGGAGATTAAATACCATTGTGGTTTTACCGATTGAAGTTAAAGCACCTATCACAGTGACCTCACCTGTGGCTAGACCACCATTCATCATTACATTTAATGACCCATAGGCATCTGGTAAAGGTATGATCTCCTCTGTGCCACGTTTGATGAAAGCATCCCAACACTCCTCGTCACCGAACGACACTACTCCTACTGGTCTGTAGGGTTTAGCGTCCCACCATGAACTCACGAACTCTTGAACTCTACTGGCCTGTAACATTTCTCCAGCATCCTTAAGAGGGAGAGAAACAACCTTTGCTTTGTTATGAGAGAACAACGGTAGTATGCTATCTACTGCTTTCTTTCCAGCATCGTCCATATCAAAACAGATCACAACATTTTCAAAAGTTTCTAGCCACTCTAGGTTAGCTTTGATGTCCTTCAATGCTCCAGCGGAACCTGTCTTGATTGATACCACGGGCCACTTACCGTCAAACATCTCTGCCACCGCTAGGGCATCTAACTCACCCTCAACTACTGTGACAAATTTACCACCCTCTCGCCATATTTGTTGTCCGAACAATCCAGTATTCTCTAGTGTCCCTGTAGCGTGGAAATTCTTAGTTGCTACTGTACGGACTTTTGTACCTACCGCCTCTCCTGTATCTTTGTCATGATACGGATAATGATGTTTATCAACACTACCATCTGCGTTCTTCTCCAGAGTAACTCCAAACTTTCTTACAATGCTTTCCGATATACGTCTATCTTTTATAGCACCACTTACACCTGACATTTCAAATCCTCGTTTTGTTTTAATTATTTTAGGTTGCTCAAAGGCATCCTGTTTAAACACTGTGTAATTACAAGCATAACAGTATTTGTGTCCGTCATCATAGGAAACTAAATTATCTCCTGATCTGTCGTTACCACTCTCTCGACACTTAGGACACGCACTCTTGCCTGTAACTTTAGAAACTTTTTGCAACAAAATAATCTCCTTGTTAAAAAGCGGAACCTAGGTTTTACCCTAGGCTCCTAGTTAAGTCAACGAGGGTTAAAACTCTTCATCACCGTCAGCCATTGCGCCCTCATGGGTAGCTAACTCAAGCACTTTAATCTTCTTAAAGTACGGAGCAACACCGTGGGTCGGGTGTGGCTTGCTCGGCTCCCACAACACACGTACTTTAGAACCATACGGTATGTGTTTCGCAATCACCTCTCCCTCAGCATCCATTACTGGAAAGTCTGGAAACTTTGTCACAAACTTACGCTGTGGTTGGTTCTTGTACTCTTTAACATTTACACCAGCATCCGAAAGCTTTCCAGCCTCGTCTTCCTCAAGGGTCAACACAATGGAAAACTTACCTGTGTCTTGACCATTGTACTTCTCTGTCTCGGATAAATTGCTAAATGCTACTACGCCTTCTGTAATCATGTCTAAACTCCTATTGGTTAATGTAACTCTTCTGTAGTATATACGTAGGGAAAATGACTGTCAAGACTTTTTTCAACATTAAATTCTTTGACATAAAAATTTAACATAAGTCCTTGGTCACTGCTTGTGTAGAGGTCTCTAGCTTCTTCTGCTAAATCCTCACTCTCGAATACTCCTGCTACATGGGAATACTCAAAACCGTCATGTTGTAAAACTAAATAAACTTTCATCTCGTCACCTCTAAACTTTTATATCTACACGTTTCAGTGTAATAGGTTTCTTTTCGTATGTCAAGACTCTCTTATCAAGTTTTACATTTCTGTAAATCTTTTGCAACAAACGTTGCTTGTGTATCAAGGGTATATTACTCATTCTCTTCCTCCTCCCATACATTAAGTCTAATGTAATGACCTTTTCTCTCTGGGTCACTGCTATAAATAAAATTTGTTCCGTAATATTTTACCAACAAACCTATTAACTCCTCTTCAAATTCTGGATTCATTTAGGATACTCCTGTATCTTATAATTAAGAGACTGTTTAAACACTTCAGTCATCTTCTTTCTCCTTTGGATAATAGACATCCACTATACTCTCACATTTAGGACAAGTCAAGTTAGTAACCATGACATAAAATTCATCATCTATATCTTGGTCACCACCCCAAATTAACTCAGTGTTACAGTGCCAACAGTTCATAACCACCCCATTACTCTAGCGTTTCCTATGCAGATCATTGTACACGTAATTATGTGCATTGCAACCCAAAAAAATTTACCCATGTTTATTCTCCATAGTCATCTGGGCAACAGTCGCAACAAAAGTATTCATCACCTACAATAAAAGCTTCGTAAGCATTAGTCATGTCTCCACAATTTTCACATTTTATATCGTAAATATAATCATCATCTGCCCACCATTGGGGTACTTGAGAATAATTCCACTTTGCGAAATACGCTTTCTCACCTTTGTAATAATTACGATACGCTGTGACAGTATCTTTATGTTTGTATTCATCTGGCATACATTGCGGTGGCGGTACAAAATCTTTTATAGAAGACCAATCATACGGCTCTATATTCTCTGGAGCCACTAAAAGCCACGGTATCAGTCTCGAAGACTTATGTTCCTTGTGATAACGTCTTGTGTACTCTTCACATAATTTTACAAATAACATGTAAGTCCAATCATATGATTCTTTTTTAGAACGTACCCACACAGCAGATGGATGATTTTTGTGTGTTGCTTTGTATAAGCCCATGCTGTCTGCATACTCATCGCCATCTAATTCTCTATGTGCAGTAGACAGTAGCTGTGCAGTTTCTAATATCATTTTGACTACATGCTTATCACAATGATACTTTGCTGATTTTGCAAATGATTTATCTAAATAGAATATGTTCATTATATTTTACCCTCTAAATAATCTTTTACTTCTTGATCGGCTTCCTTAGCTCTGAGACCAATCTTTTTAGACTTAAATACCTTAGGATGGTAGTATTTGTCAAGAACTACTTTCTCTGGATTCCTAACTTTCCATCCGTTAAGTTTTTTCTTTTTAGTAATAGACATAATATCCTCTCTTCTTAAGTATTCTTAAGTAATTAACTTTAAGTGTAAAGATTAAGGTTAATAACTCTTGACTACTTAAGTATACTAATGATAGTTTTAATCCGTGTCAAGTGGTTTTTCAATATCTTTTAAAAAAGGTGTAAAATCATCTAAACTTTCGTACACCGAAGCCATGCAATTTCCGCATGTCTCCAAGAAATTACCCCTACTGTCCTTTTTTGACAACTCCGAATCCTTTAATTTTGTATTGCAAATTCTGCATCTCATTAATTCTACTCCTAAATAAATTTTAAATGCCCTCTGTAGAGCGTTTTAAGGTACCCTACAGAGGTTCTTTTGATTACCAATTACCAAACACCTGTTTGTATTGGTCAATTAGCTCTGTTGGTTCTTTTTTTCTCAAGTTATAATCGTGTTGTTTTTTAGCTAACTCGACAAGTTCAGTTAACGACATACTATGAAAATGAAAATCCCACAAATCTTGAATCATAGTGTC